GCAAGCCTGTCTAGTAATAGTCATTTACTGTAGTGTATTAGGATCTAGAGGACTGTTGGTAAGTCTTCTCTTTGAATCTGTATGAGTCAGTAATAGTATTGCTTAAAGCGGGACACGCTTAAAGTTGACGCTATTACTAGACTTATACTATTAAAACGAATGTTTAACAATAAAAAGAATAGATATGAAAGATAATAGTAAATTAAGTGATGTAAATTGGATTCGTGTGATTTTAGTATTAATGCTAATAGTATTATCAGTATCATTATCATCATGCTCATACAATATTACACCACGACAAGCAGAAATAAATTATGAATTAGATAGAGCATACTTAGAGTATAGTTATCAAAGAGATTCATTAATTGTTGAATATAATAAAAGAGTATTAATTAATAAAGAATAAAAGATTATGGAAATGTTAGCATTTGTATCAGCCTTTGGCTGTGGAGTAGTTTTAGGTGTTTATATAATGACACAGTTCGAAAAGAAAGCAGAAAGAGTACGTCTACAACAATTATTAGAGTTGGAAGATAATATAACTCAGCTTAGAGAGCTAAAAGATATTTATAAGAATAATCAATGTACTTGTAAAAACAAAAAGACATGAAACTAGCTGTAGAACAAGATAGAAACCCTGTACAATGGGCATTAGATATGGCAGGAAAGACTGAAGTTCCTTATGCAGCTAAAGTATTGTACGCAAAAAGAGATGAAATCATTAAACAATCTACATATGTTGAAAAAATCTCTAAAGGAAAACAAGAATCTCATGAAAGTCAGCTGCAAAGAGCAACATTAAATGCAATGGCTAGAGAATTAGAACGTGGGGCTGAAATATTAATCATTGGAATATAAAATTATGAAGATAAAATCAGACTTAGGTCTATATTTTGGCTGGATCGGAATCTTTAGTACGATTATTTTTGTACTTTTGTCTAAAATCTAATCAACCATGACTAAAAAGACGGAAAACAAGTGGAAAAGCTTTGGAGTACCCTTAGCTGAACCCATAACAGGCAACGTAGACTCTGCATTCTTTGATATTGACTTAAACCCTGCTCGTATAGAGGGTGAAACGAAAGAAGAATATAGAGCGCGACGTAAAGAAGGAAATAGAAGAATAAAATTGCATCAAAATGGTAGAAAGATTAACTGATTTAGTTATCTTTGCTACCCTTTTGGTAAACCTCAACACTACTTAAGATACAAATGTATGTATAGAGTAGGCAATGTTGGAATGTGCTTCAAAAGAGAGAGTATCATGGTGCTCGAAACAGAATTCTGTTAAAGGTTCGAATCCTTACTACTCTGTACATTACATTTAAATAACAATAAAAAAGAAGAAGAAATGGAAGTATCTAATCAGATCCTTAGTGATATAGTTGTCTTTAATAAATACGCCAAGTTTTTACCTGAACAAGGTAGAAGAGAGACATTTAATGAAATCTGTAACCGTTATCAAACTATGATGACTACAAAACATCCTCATATGGCAGAGGAAATAGATAAAGCCATGAAATTAGTACGAGAGAAGAAAATATTACCATCAATGCGAGCTATGCAGTTTGCAGGAGTTGCTATAACTAAGTCAGAGTCAAGGATTTATAACTGCGCATACTTACCAATAGATGATTATAGAGCATTCTCTGAAATTATGTTCCTTTTACTAGGAGGAACAGGTGTTGGATATTCTGTGCAGTTTAAACATATAAGGACGTTACCAGAAATAGTTAAACCTCAGAAGAGCCAAAAATACGTAATTGGTGATTCTATAGAGGGATGGGCTGATTCTGTACGACATCTAGTTGGCAGCTATTTAGGAATTAGGAAGACAAAACCGGTTTTCGATTTCAGTGACATTAGGCCTAAAGGTTCTAGATTAGTAACAGCTGGGGGGAAAGCCCCTGGACCAGAGCCACTTAAGGTGTGCTTATTTCATTTAGAAACATTACTTAACAGAAAACAAACAGGAACTTCTCTTACGCCCTTGGAGGTGCACGATATGGTATGTTATATTGCCGACGCTGTGCTTGCAGGTGGAATTAGGAGAGCAGCATTGATTTCATTATTCTCTATGGATGATGAAGAAATGTTAACAAGTAAATATGGAAATTGGTGGGAGCTGAACCCTCAACGGGGAAGGGCTAACAATAGTGCAGTAATTCGTAGACACAGAGTCACTAAAGTTGAATTCAATACCTTTTGGAAGAAAGTTAAAGAATCTAATGCAGGTGAACCAGGAATGTATTTCACTAATAATAGTGATTATGGTACAAATCCTTGCTGTGAAATTGCTCTTAAACCATTTCAATTTTGTAATCTCACTGAGGTGAATGTTTCAAATATTGTATCACAAGAAGATTTATCGAATCGTGTTAAATTAGCAACACTACTAGGAAGTTTACAGGCTAGTTTCACTGACTTCCATTATCTTCGATCAATATGGAAACAAACAACTGAGAACGATGCCTTAATTGGTGTTGGGATGACAGGAATTGGAAGTGGTTCTATTCTGAAGTATGATTTAAACCAGGCGGCGCAAGTTGCAATGGATGCTAATGAATACTATGCAGAATTATTAGGGATTAATAAAGCAGCACGGGTAACTACTATCAAACCGTCTGGCTCTACGAGCTGTGTGTTAGGGACATCATCTGGTATACACGCATGGCATAACGACTATTACATCAGACGTATGCAATGCACTAAAGATGAGGAATTATATAAATACCTGGCCAAGGCTCATCCAGAATTAGTACAAGATATGAAACTAATACCAAACTCTGCAGTTATTGAGATCCCTCAAAAGGCTCCCGCTAATTCCATTTTACGACATAAAGAAACAGCAGTAAACCTACTAGAAAGAATTAAGCTCTTTAATCTAGACTGGGTAAAAGTAGGACATCGAACAGGTGATAATACTAATAACGTATCAGCTACTGTTTCCATTAAAGAAGGGGAATGGAAAGATGTAGGTGAATGGATGTGGTATAATAGAGACACATTCAATGGTTTAAGTATACTACCCTATGATGGAGGGTCATACACTCAAGCACCCTTCGAAAACATATCAAAAACGAAATACTACTCTATGATTAACCAGCTAACAGCTATTGATTTATCTAAAATTCATGAAAAAGATGATAATACTACATTAAATCAAGAGCTTGCATGTGCTGGCGGATCATGCGAAATATTTTAGGACCATAACAGATTTTACAGGCATAATGTATAATTTTAAAAACTAAAGAGTTATGGAAAAGGTAGGTGTAGTAATATTAGGATGTATAATCATCGTGGTTATATGGAGATTTTTAATGGCAAATGAATAATAATGGGACATATGAAATGGGTTTCTACTCTAGACGATAGTGATCTTGAGAGTATGAAACAGTTAATAAACGAAACGGAAAAAGAAGATGAACATGTCTTTTTCCAAGGCCGTAGGCATGAGATCGCCTATATAAAAGCTGTCATTGATGTCTTAGAGACACGTATACTCTCAGATGATATGATGGATTTAGAAATAAATAATTAAATAATTAGATATGATAAAGTTAATTTGTGCGCACCAAGACATCGATCCGGTGTTTCAATGTGTGTCTATGGATGAAGCTGTAACATATCTTTCTAAACAAACAGTACTTGGCGTCGATACTGAGACAGAAGGAAAGGATTTCTTACGAAAGAGAGTCGTAATGTTTCAGATCGGTACTAAGGAAGTCCAGTACGTAATAGATACAAGATTTATAAGTATCGAACCTCTTATACCTATTCTTGAGGATGATAATATTGTAAAAATATTCCATAACATTAAGTTTGATTACAAATTCTTAAAAAGTTGGTGGGGTACAGATATTAAAAATCCTTATGATACTATGTTAGCAGAAGGAGTAATTCATTGTGGTTTAAACAATGTAGGCTACTCTCTTAATGCTTTAACACAGAAATATTTAAACAAAGAATTAAATAAAGAGGTACGAAATAAATTTGTAGGCCTTGATGGAAAACCCTATACGACTGAACAAATACTATACGGAGCTGAGGATGTTGAACATCTATTAGAAATTAGACAGAAACAGCTAGTCCAAATCAAGAGACATCAATTAGAAGAGGTATTAAGACTAGAAAACAATGTTGCGCTTGCATTTGCTGATATTGAATTCAATGGATTATCATTTAATTCAGAAAAATGGTTAGCAATCTCTGATATATCAGAAACCAAAGTAGGAGAGATGGAACTAGAATTAGATGCATTAATTTATGCTTTAAAACTTAATAGATTTATAAAATCATCTTTCCAAACTGATATGTTTGTAACCCCAGAGAAGATTCGTAAAATTGATATTAAATGGTCAAGCCCTACTCAAGTATTAGCAGTATTTAGAGAGTATGGTCTTGATATTGAGAAGGTTAATGCTTTTGAGCTGTCTAAACATAAGAGTAAAGCACTGATTACTAAGTATTTAAAGTATAAAGAGGTGCAGAAAGTTGTATCAACTTATGGTAAATCTTTTCTTAAGTATAGGGGAAAAGATGGTAAAATTAGAACAAGCTTCTGGCAAATATTAAACACTGGACGTGTTTCAAGTGGTAACAAGGAAGATATGAAACCTAACATGCAGAATATACCAGCAGATAATAAATTTAGAAATTGCTTTCATGCAAGAGAAGGATTTAAATTAGTATCTGTAGATTATTCTGGGCAAGAACTAGGTATTATAGCAGCAGGATCGCAAGACCCTGTATGGATGAAGGCACGTGAAGAAGAGGCAGATCTTCATAGTATATGTGCTGACATGGTATTTAAAGAGGAATGGCGTCAAGCTGATGCTGATGAGAAGAAAAAACTTAGAACTGCAATCAAGACTATTAACTTTGGTCTTGCTTATGGTATGAGTAAATTTAAATTAGCAGACACTCTGCAAATAACTGTCGATGATGCAGACGAATTAATTAAACAATACTTTACTGAATTTCCTAAAATTGGAGGTTTTTTAAAGAATTTAGGTAATTATGGTAAGTATTATGGACATATCCGAACCTTTCATCCTTTTAGAAGGATTAGATGGTTTGGAAATTGGAGAAAAGATTTACACCCAAAGAAAGATTTTAAAGAGTTCGGTACTATCGAGCGCGCAAGTAAGAATACACCTATACAAGGTACTGGAGCTGACATGATCAAATTAGCAATGATTAAGATTAGAGACAAGATAAAAGAATTAGATTATCCTGTTTATATGGTAACTCAAGTACATGATGAAATAGGTTGTGAAGTTCCTGATGACAAGGCCGAAGAATGGGCTATGATTCAAGGGGCTTTAATGCGTGAAGCTGGTATGGTAATCGTTAAAGGTTTTCCAATGGGAGTAGATCATACTATTAGTAAAGAATGGAGTAAATAAATAATTAATTATGAAAGCAAATGGTACAAAAGATCAGATTCAACGTCGTGGGTTGAATAAGTGGTGGGCTTATCCAGTTGGTGGGAAAGGTACATTACAATACGCTACGGGTGTTGGTAAAACACGTTGTGGAGTTTTAGCTGCGGCTTTAGTAGTTAAACAGATAGGTATAGATTGCAAAATATTAATTCTTACACCTACTGAAACTATTAGAGATAGAGCTTGGAAGGAAGAGTTTATAAAATGGGGAGAAATAGATATATTTGATAAATATATTGAATGTATATGTATTCAAACTGCATATAAATGGATGGGTAAACATTATGATCTAGTTATAGCAGATGAAATACATAACTATATAGCCCCAGAGTATTTTAATTTCTTTTCCCAAAATAAGTATGATAAAGTTCTAGGACTTTCTGCTTATATAGATCCTGTGAAACTACCTTTATTAAATGCTGTTGCTCCTATATGCGATAGAGTAACAACACATGAAGCTAGCGCGTTAGGATTAATCAGTTCATTTACACTATACAGTGTACCTTTACAATTAACAGGACAAGAAAAAATAGACTATAAAAATGCAAATCAAAACTTTGCAAGACTATTTCCTGTGTTTGATAAAGATTTAAAGATTATGTATAGATGTATGACACCGAGTGTATACGAAACTCATCTAAATAGAAGAGGACATGTATTAGATGATGAGAACAAAACCTTTCCGTATCAATGTAATGCGGCTATGACAAACCGGAAGAAATTATTATATAATGCTACTGCTAAATTAGATGCAGTAAAAAAATTATGTGATAAGCATCCTGAGAGGAAGACTATTATCTTTTCTCAAACTATCGACTTTGCTAACAAAGTTACAGAAGAATTAGGTGAAACATGTGTAAGTTTTCATAGTAAGCTGGGTAAGAAGGCACGTAGTGCTAACTTAGACAAGCTTATTGATAACAATACTAATGTAACACGTATATCAACTGCTAAAGCTTTGAATGAGGGCGTTAACGTCCCAGATATTTCAATGGCTATTATAGCTAGTGGAACTAGTAAAGTAAAAGATCTTATTCAAAGAATAGGTCGTGTTGTGAGATGGGAAGAGGGTAAGCAGGCGCTTATCTTTCATTTACACATCGAAGGTAGTCAAGAGGAGAAATGGGTTTCTTCTTCTCAGATGGGTCATAGTGTTGAGGTTATAAAACTAGGAGAGTATTTATTATTCCGTGAGAATGCTTAATACTCTCCTTTTTTATATAAAAATATTTGCAGCCTGTTCACTGCAGAGCGGGGACACATAAAATTGTGCGCTATAGTGTCCGAGAATGCTGGGTCTCGTGGAGGATTAGTGGTTTTTTCCTCTACGAGCACGGTTCTTTTTATTAACCAATTAAAATTAAAATTATGGCAGGAAATGCAAAAGAATTCTTACACTCTGAAGAGTTAAGTGAATGGGATACAGTATTCGACCCAGGAGGAAAACAAGAATACACGGAAGAACAGCTAATCCGTTTCGCAGAGATATGGGCAGATAAACAATTCCAAAATATTATAACCGTTATTGAGGAGGGACTAAACCATAAAGGGTAATGGCATATTTAGTAAGCCCGTGTTGCGGAGAAGATTATGAAGAGCTTGCTTTTAGAACAGAAGATCATATGTATAAATGTACAACATGTGATGAAACCTTTGATGTTCCGGAAGAAAGTTATGAATACGAACAAAAAAGATTAGATGAGAAAGCTGAAGATCAAATGGAGGAAGAAAGATTAGGCCTATGAAAACTATAGCCCAAGCAAAGAATCATCTAAGAAAAAACTTTAAGACTGGAACTACATGCCCATGTTGTAATAAATATGTAAAAGCTTATAAACGTAAGTTAAACTCTGGTATTGCTAGATCATTAATTATTATGTATAAATTAAACGCATTCTGGTTTGATAATAAATATATACATGTACAAAATGAATTTGCAAAGCTAAAACTTAGAGCAACAACCATGGACTATGCATATGCAGAGAAGTGGGGATTAATTGTTGATGGTGATGATATAGGTACCTGGACTTTAACTAAGAAGGGTGTAGATTTCGTTGCTAATAAAACATTTTTACCAAGTTATTGTTTAGTATATAATGGTAATGTGTATAGTTGGAGTGAAGACTTAATAAATATTGAGACTTCTTTAACTGATAACTATGATTATCAAGATATGATGAATATATGAATTGGCAAGAAGATTCCTATGAGAAAGCTTTAAGAATTTATGGCTCTCAAGCAGAACAAGTAGTTATAGAAAAAACTACGCAAGTAATTGGAAAACATACAATTACAATCTATAAGAAACGGAAAAAACAAAATAAAAAAGTTGTTTATAAATTATGATTTCCGTATAT